GTATTACTTTACTTTTTTGCCTTCGTCAATGAATCTTCCACGAAAACCATGGGTTCCATGGTGGGTGATATAGGCCTCAACATTAGCGTAAATCTTACCACCGATGTCGGTCCAACGTTTACAGAAAGCATAGTCTTCTCCTAAAAACTCACCACTTTCAGGGTCAAAATCCGTATCAAAGAAGTTATAGATGTTCTCGCTAGTTGACATCAGGCCATTAACGAGCTGTTTTTGTTTAACTTTTAACTTAGGATAAGCCTTAATCATCTTTTCAAATACGTTTCTTTTAATTAACATACAGCCTGCAGGACCTCGAGTAATTTCAACGAGTCCATCTTTAGATTCAATGTTATTATCATCAGGAAAATCCAGACAATAATAATGAGGACATTCTTCGATAGGTTTGCCCGATTGAATAGAGACTTTACGAGCCTTATTCCAATCAAATACTTTCATGGGGTAAGGGGTTAGAACAATATCTTTATCAAATTTCATCATATCTAAAATAGAAGCAGCATCAAATTCAATATCTGAATCTACAAATAACATGTGCGACATATGAGAATTAAGAAATGCTTGAACACATAAGTTTCTTCCTTGAGTGACTAAAGAAGATTGCACCATATGAAATTTAGTAGGAACATCTTTATGATAACAAATACTTTGAAGTTCTAAAACAGACTTGACATAAGATAACATTAAGGTTCCCATACATGGGGTCACTACAAAAAGAGTATTGGGTTTGGTTTCAAACTCAGGTTCTTTTAAAACCTCGTGTCCATCAATGGTATTTTGAGGATGCAATTTAAATCGTTTCGCAGTTAGAACGCCTTCATTGGGCTTCATTATCAATCCCTTTAGAGGCTAAAGCATTATCAAGAAAGGCAATCCATTCTTTAATTCGATAGTCCCAATTATAAAAGTGCATAAAATGTTGTCGTTGATTTTCAATCTGCAGATGCATAGCATCCGTATGTAAAATCTTTTTAATATATTTTAAAAAAGCTGCATACTCTTGAGCAAGTCTTTGAGGATCGGTGTCATAAGGAACATAGATTCCATAGTCTCCGCACGTCTCAGGCAAAGCTCCAAAGTTAGTCACGACGGGAATAGCTCCAGCCGCCATAGCTTCTATGGCAGAGATACAACACGTCTCTTCCCAGATCGAAGGGTAAGCAAAGACATGACTATCTTGCATCGCGTCAATTAATTTAGTGTGAGGAACATAACCAATATAATTTACATTATCCATTTGACGAGCGTGTTCATAAAGGGATTCATAATTTTTATCATTGAGTTGTTTAAATTTATCTCCATAAAGTTGAGTTGAACTATAGACATCGAGTTGAATTTCTTGATGCTTTACATGATGCATTGCCGCTAAGAGAACATTGAGTCCTCTCCAGGGCGTTGAGCAATGAATGAGTCTTAAAGGTTGATCTTTTTTATATCTTGTTTTCTGTCTCCACTTAATAGTAGGGAGTGCATTTTTAATGACACGACAACGAGAAGTAGGCACATTAAAATAAAGCCTATATTTTTCAAAGCTCCAATGAGAATTAAAAATATACCAATCATATTTAACATGGTTCTCCGGCTTTGAAAACCAGGGGTTAACGTTGGGTTGATCATAAGAATTTTTTAGCCATAGAATATTGAGCTTTCCTTTTTGTAAAGGATCTTTTTCAGGAACAGAAGTTGTAAGATTAATTTTATCCCAATAATGAGCGGGAAGTCTTTTGGTAAGTTCCGCCAATTGTAATTCAGTTCCACCTCTCGGCTCCATTATTCTTTTAACGTCGCACTACCCATCACTAATTTTGGAACGGTAATTTTAACGTCTCTCCTTATATCTTCCTTGACTGTATCGGTTGCAGGGTTAGCAACATCATCATCAGCTTCTTTATCTGAATTATATTCCTTCCCTGTTTTAGTATTGGTTAAAGTAATTTCTGTATCACCTCTATATTTAGGAACCATTTCTCCATCAATATTAACGTGACCAATAATTTTTCCTTTTTCTTTAAATGACATTATGTTCTATCCTGTTGCATAACACTAATAGAGACATTAGCACTCGTTACTGTTGTGGTAAATTTGAGTGCGTCACTCTCTTCTAAAACTAACACTGTACTCTTATCCCCTTCTAAAAATTCTACTTTACCTGCCGCTGCAGTACTCGCTGCTTTAGCATACACCACATTAGCTGTGGCACTTGAATCATATAAAGTTAAAGTCCAATCCGCCGTCGCTGATGCATGGGCATTATACACAGAAACAGATTTAACTAGAGCTACCGTTTCAGCTGGACATGTATAAACAGTTTTAATGTTTGTAGTCGCTACTACGTCAATAGAATTTCGATATGAATTTGCCATTTCTTCTTTTCCTTAATTTACCTTAACTGATGAATAAAGTAAAGGCTTCATACTCATCAGTTAATTGTTGTTGGTAAGTGGTATTTAATTTTTGAACAACGGAGCCTACGTTGTCTGCTAGATTCTGAACATTTTCTCTATTAAACTCGGGTCCTAATATATCGGCTATAACTTCAGCTATCTTCGCCATTACCTTCGGCCTCCTGCATGAATGTCTAATCGGAAGGTTCCCATTCTCCAGCTTTGACCGGTACTGACATTGCCTACTTTGATGGCAATCTGTCTAGCACGTTGACGTGTAAAAATTTGTGTGGTTGCAGTAGTACTGGTATAGGAAGTCGATACCGCTGCACTATTAGGAAATGCTTTGGTGTTTAAATAGACTTTAGCATCGCCAGTTTGAGCTCCATAGTCGGGAATGATTCGAGATATCCTCATCATATATTCCCCTTGACCTTGAAGACCTTCTTCTCGGCTAATATCATAATCGCCTGATTCAACAAAACCTGCAATAGCATTCGTCGTACCATCGGTAAAGACCTCATCGGTTCCTTTTTCTTGTTCCCAATAATAACTTGCACCATTAGAAATACCAAAGACAGAAGGATAAGTTGGAGCAATTGCATTTTTATATTCGGTTGCGTAAGGTTTACTAAACACTCCTTCAATGGTCCATGTAGAACGCGCCAAAGAAGATACCGTCCAGATTTGATTTTGTGGTGTGGAATCTAAATAATTATAAGTGACCGAACGATCGACATAATCAGAACCACTACTTGGATAGAACCAAGTGATTTCTCCAAAGAGAGCGTTAACAGCGACATGAATTTGTTGGTTGGCTGATGAATTAATATCTTCAAAGACATAGTCTTCTACTAAACAAGACATCATTTCTACACGACCACCATTAAATCGATAAAATCCTGTAGGGCCCATCCAATAAGCGATACCATCTACTTCAGCAGCAGAGTGTTGACTCGACATTCCACAGTTGGTTCCGACTTGTTGGAAACCAAACGTTAAAGGAGGTCCAATAAACTTCATGGTATACATGGCTGTATCTGACCATAAATACACAGCGGTCTTTCCTACAATCCCACCAATCAGTTTAGATCCATCCGTAAGTCTTTGACTACCAGCAGTATTCGTAGCTGTTGGTGTCCATTCCGTTGTAGAGTTTTGATTCGACCAGCGCACAAACATATCATCTTGGGTACTTGAAGTTTGTAATGTGGTTTCCGTTCCTATGCATACCAAGTGTCGATCCGGTGTAGATAAAACTAAATCTCTTGAAGCGGTTGGAACTTCTGTGCCGCTTATAGCTACAGCTCTCACTTCTAAATTAGGAATAGAAGGTTCCCATTGAAATATTTTTTTATTATGAATTAAAGCTATTAAATTTTCACCATAGTTAATCAGTCTCCATTGACCTGGTTCAATTACAATATTAGAACTCGTACTTGCACTGCCCCAACCTACATAATCGGTTGCGTCATAGGTAATAGTTGAATTGGCATGTTCAACATCGCTAGTTCCCCCTGCTCCTCGAGTAAATCCAGAAAGAGTATTAGTTCCCGTATCATTAGTCGTATAAGTAATCAATTCACTTTCTATAAGAAGCGTTCCTCCTCCGGCAGCGGTTGTAGGAAAAGAAGCTGTACTGGTAAAAATACAAGAGCTTGCACCGGCTGCTAAAACTCCTCCATTATTTATTGTTGTTTGAGTTGTAGGTGTAGTAATACCACCAAAAGTATTAGTACCCCAGCCATACCCATATCCCTGACTGATCGGTCCAATCACATAATAAAATTTA